CCGACGAGGAACAGACTGCCATTGATCCGACCGACAAGGGTCTAGAATTCGTCACGGCGATTCAGGAAAAAACCATTTACTGGGGCAGCCCCAACCCGACGAATCCTGGTCTGTGGAACGGTGGCAACGACGCGCCTGAAATTGATCGCAATCCAGACCGCATTATATGAGCCGAGTCGACAACTGGCGCACGCTGCTCGCGCAGTTTATCGACGAACGCCGCAACCGCGCGTTTGAATGGGGGAGCCATGATTGCTGTCTGTTCGCTGCAGACTGGATCAAGACAGCAACGGGCTACGATCTTGCAGACGGCTTCCGCGGACGGTACAACTCGGCACTCGGTGCGCATCGCCTCACCGCCTCTCTTGGCGGCCTAGTGCCGTTCGTGAACCACTGTCTGAAAGAAGTTGCCCGGCCTGCCTCAGTGAGCGAGGCGACCGCCGGCGACCTGATCGTGCGGGATTCGGGCGACGGTGATTGTATCGGAATTGTTCTCGGTACGCAGTCCGCATTCGTAGCAAAGCACGGTCTGGAATTTTTGCCAACTGGCCTTCAAGCAGACGCTCGTTTCTGGAAACTTTAAGCCATGCCGAATCTGATTGTAAATGCCGCGTACTATCTCTGGCTTGGCCTACAGACGGCAGGCATCGCAATTTCGCAGACAGCAGCGATCTGGATCGTCAAGACTGTGGCAGTGGTGGGCGCTTCGATGGCGGCCTCAAAGCTGCTTACGCCGAAGATGCCGAGCATGGCCGATTCGCTCGGGTCGCGTGGTCAGATGGTGCGCTCCCCTATTTCTGCGCGTCAGATCATCTACGGTCAGAGCAAGCTGTCTGGCACGGTCGTTTACCTTTCGGTGACCGGAACGAAGAACGAATATCTCCACATGGTGATCGCCGTTGCAGGCCATGAGGTGCAGGAGATCGGCGACGTTTACTTTAACGAAGACTTGGTGCTGACCGGATCGGCAGATGGTAGCGCGACCGGAAAGTACGCCGGCTACGCCGACATTTACAAGAAGCTGGGCGCATCCGGACAGACTGCCTTTTCAACGCTAGTCACCGACACCGCCTCGCTGACCGATGGAAAGTGGACCAGCGCGCACAAGCTGACCGGCATCGCTTGCGTTTACGTTCGGCTCAAGTGGAACACCGAGGTGTTCGTTGGTGGCATTCCCAACGTGTCCTTTATCGTAAAGGGCAAAAAGGTCTACGATCCGCGCACAGCGACGACGGCATACTCTGCCAATCCTGCGCTGTGCTTGCGTGATTACCTCACGTCTTCGCTTGGCCTAGCGATGGCGAGTGCCGAAATCGACGACACCGCCTGCAACGTAGCAGCCAATGTCTGCGACGAGCAGGTGCAGATTCTGCCACTTTCTCCGGCTACCTACGAGAACCGCTACGAAGCGCACGGCAGCATTACGACCAGCGAGGCACCGGATGCCGCGATTGCAAAGCTACTGTCCGCGATGGGCGGACTCCTTGCGTACTCATCCGGCAAGGTGGTAATGTATGCCGCGACGTATCAGATTCCTACAATCAGTCTAAGCGAAAAGCACTTCGTCGGACCGATGTCGGTCACCACTCGCACGAGCGCGCGTGACCGAGTTAACACCGTAAAGGGCGTCTACGTTTCGTCCGAGAACCAATGGCAGCCGGCCGACTTCCCGGTCATCACGTCGACGACCTACGTCACCGAGGATAACGGCATCAAGTACACGCGCGACGTATCGCTGCCGTTTACGATCTCGCCGTCGTGCGCGCAGCGTCTCGCGATTGTTGAACTTCGGCGCGCGCGCCAAGAGATCATCCTGACTGCTCGTTTCCGACTAGAAGCAATGCAGCTACGCGCCGGAGAGACGGTGATGATCTCCAACACCAAGCTGGGCTGGACGAACAAGGTTTTCGAAGTGATGGAGTGGACCTTTGTGGCTGATGGTCAGCCGCCACAGCTGGCGGTCGACATGACGCTGCGCGAAATGGATTCGACTGTTTACAGCTATACCGTCTCGGACGAGATCGCGGTGACGCAGGCACCCAACACGACGCTGCCGAATCCGTTTAGCGTCACGGCTCCAACGAATCTGACGCTGGTTGCTGATGGCACGACTCAGCAGTACCAAGCAGATGGTACGGCACTGCCTCGCATTCAAGTGTCTTGGTCCGCACCGTCCGAGGAATTTGTGCAGTCCGGCGGCTTCGTCGGCATTGAGTACAAGGAGAGCACCGCGACGACATACTTGCAGTGGGCGCGCGTGCCTGGAGACCAGACGCTGGAGTTTATTTCAAGTGACGTTCGCATTGGAACTGCCTACAACGTCCGCGTCTACGGCGAGTCTTATTTCAAGGTCTCTTCGAGTTACATCACTGCGAGCGTTACCGTTGCTCCCGACACGACCGCTCCCTCAGTGCCGACCAGCCTCACCGCGAACATCGGCAGCGGCAAGGCGGTCAGCCTAGACTGGGACGACGTAACTGCGCCCGACTTCTCGGAGTACGGCATCTATCGCAACACGACTGGCGTCACGCCGGCCAGTGCTACGTTCAGCAAGATTGCCGAGGCGCGCAGCTCGCGGTTCTTCGATGCCGAGGTCAGCGTTGGTACGACGTACTACTACTGGGTAAACGCTTATGATCGCCTGGAGAACGTGTCCGGCTTCTCGAACCGTGCGCAAGCGACGCCGCAGGCCATCACGTCATCGCCTGATCTGACGCCGCCTAATACGCCGAGCGCTCCGACCTTCATCAGCGAGCGCGTCTACGAGTCCAGCGACGGCACGACGAGCGCAGCCATCTCGATCACTGTTCCCGGCCTTCCGACTGGCGGCATCGCGCTGGACATCTTGAGCCGCATCAGCGGAACCAATGGCTACAAGACCGAGGGCCAAGTCGATTCAGCCACGGCCACTGCGTTTGAGATCGACGACTTGGTGCCAGGAATCAGTTACGAGTTCGCGTGTCGTGCAGTGAACACGGCCGGCATCTTCTCCACAGTTTCGACCGCGTTAACTCGGACAGCACCGAGCGACACTATCGCGCCTAATGCACCAACCGGACTCAATGCCGCGGTGGGTACGGGCCGAGCGGTCTCCCTCTCGTGGACGGCAGTCACGGCCAACGACATTTTTGAGTACGGCGTGTACCGCAACACGACCGGAGTGACGCCGGGAACGACTGCCACAAACAAGATTGCCGAGGTCGGCGCTGACCGCTTCGTCGACACGACGGTCAACTTTGCAACGACGTACTATTATTGGGTTAATGCGATTGACGCGACCGAGAACTATTCGGCCTTCTCGTCCTCGGTCAACGCCACGCCGGTTGTCGTGACGTCTGGTTCGATTGACTCCACGGCGCCCTCAGATCCGACCGCGCTCACAAAGATCAGCGACACGATTTACCTCGCCAGTGATGGCGGCGCTCGCGTTCTCGTCACAGTGACCGTTGCCGCGCTGCCGTCCGGTGCTCGCATCCAGAACATCCTTTACCGGAAGCAGGGCGCTGCGACTGGTTACGAGATCGCCGGCCAGTTCGGAAACTCTGGCGCTATCTCCTCGGTACTCGATGACCTGACGCCTGGCGTAACCTACGACATCGCATCGCAGGCTTGGTCGTTTACGAACATTCCGAGCAACGTCGTGACGGCTGCGTTCTCGCCGTATCTCGCGACCGCCTCAACGTCTGCTCCTGCCGCTCCTTCTGGAGGATCGCTTTCAAAGGATGGCGTCATTCCAGTTTACATCGCCAACACCAAGATCTTCTATTTCGGAACTCGCGCCAAGTGGTCGCCAAACACTGAGCGGGACTTTGCCTACTACGAGATCAAGGCGACGACGACCGATAGCGATTCAGCAACGGATTATGCATGGTTCAGCGGCAGTGGATCGCCTACTGTTTACCAGACGCGAGAGACCGAGTTTTTCCTGTATAACTCGCTGCTTCCGCCTGGGTATGTCCGCATTCGCGCAGTAAACCGCGCCGGCATTGCAAGCTCATGGGTCGCTCTTGGAAATGCTAACGGCTCCGCAGTCTACGGCACCGGCACGCTTTCAGCGCAGGACAGCGATGCCGTCGACGTAACGGGTGGCACCGTTGCCAGCGTAACCATGAACGCCGTCTCGATTACGGCGACCAAGGTCAAGGTGCCGATCAGTGTCTCACCGACAATCGAGCGACGAGGATTTGAAGCAAACGAGACCACCGCAGTTGACGTGTACGGCACCAACTTTCGCATTTTTGATGCGAGCACAGTGCAGAAGTTCAGAGTAGATAACGTCACTGGCGATCTTTACGTCCAGTCGTCTAAAGTAGTATCCACTCGCTACGCGACAACTCCAGCGACGCTCAACGAAGTCATCTCCGCACTCCAGCACCACGGCCTTGTTCCGTAACCTATGGCACTTAAACTTTCCATCACCCTTCCGAACGGCGCGACTGGGGACTACCTCCGACTGACCAGTGTCGAGTGGGACCGCAACCTCGGCAGCGCACTGGGTTACCTCGCGCTGTATCTCAACGCTGCGCAGGCTGCCTCTGCTCCGGCCTATCCGCTTGGACTGGTAGCACAGCTGAACGTGCGCGACGATGTCTTCGCGCAGTACTTGAGCAACTCGGCGCTGAACGGTGCCAATGACCGACTGCTTGCTCAGATGTACGCCATCGCCAAGAACGAGCCGCGATGCGTCAAGGTTCTGAACGGCATCACGCTGCCTGACCTAGCGCAGGCTGAGGATGTCTAGAGGACGTCGCTTCGTCGTGGCAGCAGACAACCACGGCGACCAGTTCGACGAGGTGACGCAGCGTGCTCTGCTGGGGTTCATCAAAGACTTCCGGCCAGAGATCCGCATTCACGCCGGCGACTGCTGGGACTTTCGCAATCTGCGCAAGGGGGCGAGCGACGAGGAGAAGATGCACAGTTTGGAGGATGACTGGACGGCCGGCGTCGAGTGGATCCGCTCCTACTTCGACGGTGGGAAGGAGAACCACTTCCTTCGTGGCAACCACGACGAGCGACTCTATCGCTTGGCCGACAGCGCCAGCGGTCTTGCCGCAGACTACGCACGCGAGGGCATCAAGCGCATCGCGCGCGTGATTCACGCAGCCAAGGGCAAGATGTTGCCTTACGATTCACGGCTGGGCGTACTGAGGCTAGGCCATCTGCGCGTCGTCCATGGCTACTTCGCCGGCCTCGGCGCTGCTCGTCGTCACGCCATTGCGTATGGCAACTGCCTGTTCGGTCACGTCCACGCTACCGACTCAGCGCCAGTCGAGAGCATTGAAGGGCCGGCCGAGGCGCGCGGCATAGGCTGCTGCTGCAAGATCGACATGAGCTATAACGCGCACATGGTTTCCAAGCTACGCCACGACAACGCCTGGTGCTACGGCGTGCTGTTCGACGACGGAACCTATCAGCTATTCCAGAGTAAAAAAATCGGAGGATCATTCTATGCCGCGCAAGGAATCCACAAGTACTGACGACAAATGGGTCGGACTACTCAAGGAGGCGCTTTACAAGAACGAGCGGCGACCTGTGGGCGTCGGCTGGGTCACTGTTGTTGAACTGGCAGCAAAGTTAAAGATCGGCACGGATCGCGCCTACTCGCTTGTGAGTGAGATGGTCGCCAAGAAGAAAATTGAGAAGTTCGTCGGCGTAGTGAAGCTCGGCAAAAGAATGACGCGCCGCGTCTGGTACCGGCCGATCTGATGGACCGGCCGCCACAGTTTGCGCTCGGTGAACTGGTGCGGTCACGCATTGACCCTTCGTGCGGTTACGTCGTCGTCGGCCACGTCTATCGAGCCGCAACGATTGACTACCTCGTGGCTGATCCGTCCGGCTGCGAGGAGGTGCGCAGCGATCTTGAGCTAGAGTCCGGCGAGCGACAAAAGGATCCGTGCTCAGTTGATTAATTGCGTAACTCGTTGATCTCTGGCTTGCTGCAATAATCGGATAAAATCCGAAAGAATCTGCTTGCAGCGCTAGCGGCAGTCTGTCTTTGTTTTGGTCATGAACCTCGCAACGATGACCGACTGGATCAATTCTGATCGCTCCATGATTCTTGTGAAGCCGCTCCGCGAAACGGCAAAAGCAATCGCCGTTGGATGCGGTCACTCTCGCCGTTTGGCTTGGCTTCCGAAGTCACAGTGCCAGTTCCTCAAGGACGACTTCTACCAAGTGGAACCGCAAGATATGTGGGCAGTTCCGACATGGCTTGCCGAACGCGCCGCAGCTGACCTTGGTACATTTTCTTGGCAGTTAAATTCTCGCTAATCCAATGCGCTCACTACTCATCATCGCGCTGCTGACCAGCGCAGTCCACGCAGCACCGCCCGAGTCGTTCTGGCGTGCTCTACACGTCGTCGAGAGTGGTGGCAGACGCACTGGCGTCATCCTTGGCGATCAAGGCCGCAGCCGTGGACCGCTGCAGATTATGCGCGCCTATCATGCCGACTCCCGCGTGGCTGGTGCTTATGAGCAGGTCGATGATCTGGCATACAGCCGGAAGGTCGTGACCGCCTATCTCAAGCGCTACGCACCGAAAGCGTGGGCGGCCGGCGATATCGAGACCTTGGCGCGCATCC